TTGTTTCAACTACCGACACAACAGGACTACCAAGGATTATTAACATCAACACCTATAGTTGTTTGGTCCCCGATACTATCGAACCTTCCAACCCAAATGTGTTAGTTTGTAATACACCCCCCTCTACACCTCAGACCAGTTATTATGTGTTACCATCCTTTGGTACTACAGAGAACCAAGTAAGACAAGCTCTGTTTAACGAGGCTGGTGTACTAACTCAAAATATTGAGAATAACCCGTCCATATTCAACGGAAGTGTAAGAACGATGTGGAAGATGCCAAACTATGGATACTTGGATATTCAAGGTGTTCAGAGACCTGATTATGATGCGTATGTTAATCTTATTCCAAGAATAGGGGTGGTTCCACCATTCAGTTTAAGAAACACCCAAGATTATTCCAAAATAGATGATTTGTTGTCAACTTTTGAAAAACAAGTTTTGGATTCTTTCGAAAGAGAGTTTTTGAAGTTCTCTCAACCAGTCACGAACTTTGACCCTCAATTAGGAGGGGGGGACTTTTTAATTGATGAGGCTCAAGCAACTACAAGAGGTACTTCTCAAGCTTTGACTACAACAAACGATTCATATAAAAATTTCCAAATTCTTTATAGGGAACTGATGAGTGTTCCTCTTCCTGTGGTTTTCGCGGACCAAGAGGATATGTTCAAACAAGTGATTGATAATCAGTTTTCAAAATCAATGAGTCAACTTCAAAACTTGTTGGAGTTTGATGTTGTTCTGAGAATTGGAAACCCAACACAATATAAAAGAAGAGAAACTGACTCTTACCTAACCTTTATCACAGGTAATAACATTGTTGTTGACCCGATTCCTTTTTCCCCTTATGTTGATGGGTCACTACCGACCAATGGTGGTTCTGTCACATTAATCCAATCGCAAGTGGCGAATCCCGCGGCTTGGTCTGCTTTAAGAACTGAAGTGGGTTTTTCTACCATTCCTGAGTTGGCATATGGAGATAACGGTTCGTTTATCACAGACTTTTTTGTTGATAATAACATTGCATTTACTCAACAAAACGTTGAGTTCATGGCACCCATTATCAAGATGTATGCAACACAAAAATTGGACGACCCGAACGTCACGAGTCAAACATTTGCAGTAACCCTACAAGATTATTTGGAAGGAAATTTAACCTTTCAAAATACCGCGTTGGATAATACATTGAATCTTGTAAGGAGGGAACTCCCGAACATTACAGAGTTACCTGAAAAAACCATTCAGTCGAAATTCGACTCCAAACAAAGTAAAGTTGAACTCTACGAGGTATTCAAAGCGCTCAATGATAAGTGGATTGCTGGTTCAGATTATAACAATCAGACTTTGTTTGAAGATATGTTATTTTTGGATAGGGCATCAAGAAACATTGGTGACAAAATTGTCTTAGACATTTTTGATTTGAAAATGATGGCAGACCCAACAAACATAAATTACAACATGAGTGTGTTTGTGTTCATAAGTGGTATATTGACTCAAAACCATTTTTCGGTGATGCCTCTTCCGTCTTACATTAACTTCTACAATGTCCAAGATGTTTCGGCAAACGCACAACCGAACTTGGAGCCTGGCCAAGATTTTGCCAATAGTATGTGGGGTACTTTCTTAAACGTGGATTACAGAAATTCAGGTCCAAAGTTAGTTTGTTTCTACACAGAAAGACCCTCAACTTATGTTGATATGCAGAGTGAGAATAAAAACTATCTTTTCAGAAGTGATGCGTTTGATTTGAGGGAACCACAACTTAATCCATTGGTTGAAAACCAAAGTGACAAAACGGACTGGGCTCTCTCTAACCGAGTTGTTGGATTCAACGTGGACATCGGAACAAGAAATCAGAATGTCTTTTATTCCTTTTCTGTCAGTCAAGATGGGGGAAAGGCAACTTCAGAAAGTATTCAAAATATAAACTTGATTGCCGCAAGTGCTGCTGGTAGAACAACATCTACCCAGAACGTTTCATTGTACAACATTTATAAAAACATGAGTTACGAATGTGAGGTTGTATCATTTGGAAATGCTTTGATACAACCCACAATGTACTTTAATCTGAGACACGTTCCATTGTTTAATGGTTCTTATATGATTACCGAAGTGCAACACACGGTTGCCCCTGGTACCTTCCAAACCAAGTTTACGGGTATCAGACAAAGTTTATTTGCTCTCCCTTATTTGGATGGATATCTACAGAGTATTAATAAAAATTTGGTTAGCAAACTTCTTCAGACAACCAAACAAAAGAAAACTGTCACAAGGGGTACTACCACAACAACAACTCAAGGTAATAATGCAAATCTCTCAACAGACCCCCGAACACAAAATGACACACCAAACTCGTGTGTTTCAAAAGTTTTAGAGGAACCATATTTGAATACTTTTGCATTTGAATCAACCACAGGGATTGAAACTTCAATAAACGCTCAGGGATTTATTTCATTGTTGAATCAATCAACAGACGATACTGATTTGAGATACGTAATATTCCTATTGTCTTACGCATCGACAGGGGTAAACAGACAGTTACAATCTTCTAACAACAACTACGGTAAGATTACCTTGAATTATGATTTTGGGGCAACCGCAGACCGTTACTTCGAAAGAAGATATGTTTGTAGAAAAATTAAAACTGAAGCCACGACAGAAATTTCTATGCCATTTGCATCATTTACAAACCCGTTGAGTTACATCAATTTTGTAAGGGATAGAGTCTTTAACAATTTGGGTGAAATACGTTCAAAGAGTATTGAACAATATTTTTTACAAAATTGGCCTTATCCAAGAGCAACAAACCAATCTCAAAGTGCCCAACTCAAGGCAAGTCTCAAGGAGGCGGTTAGTTTGGCGGAACAACTTGGACTCACTTCAACCTTACCAGTTTATACCCCACAACCAACACCAACCACCCAACAAAACAATATAAACGTAATCAATACGGTTACACCAACTTGTACCTAAAAAAACATTATTAATGTTTGTGGTATATTTATAAGAAAAAACAATATTATGGATATGAATTCTATGTTGAACCAATATCTTGGAAAACAAACCAGAATCCGTCAGACTGACAACGGAGATGGAACCAAAAACGTCTGTGACTTGGACACAGGAGATTGCTATACAATTCGTGAAAGAGACGGATTAATTGAAAGAGCCGGTAATGATATTACTATTAATCGTAAGGTTAGAGTAGAAACACCCAACGGAGTTAAAAATTTATTAAATGGCTAATACAATGAGTATTGATAAGAAAATATTAAAAGAGATTGAAAGACATCATCGTATCAACAAGTACATCAATGAACAAGAAGTTGGTGGATTGGTTCCTGGTTTACCTGAACCTGACGCGGCGGCTCCTGTAGGGGCGGAACCCGCAACACCTGCAGCGGCTCCAACTGGTACACCTGAAAAAATAGATTTAGCAACAGACACTGAAGTTGAGAAAATTACGGATGGTGGAGATGTTGCGACAGCAGAAGGGGGTTCACAAGAACTTGATGTGACTGATTTGGTTACTGCACAAAAAAATATCGAAACTAAACAAGAAGAATATTTTGACAATTTATTTGGTTACATACAAAACTTAGAATCGAAACTTTCAGAGATGGACAACTTGGTAAACAAGTTGAATGACATCGAATCCAAACTAGAAAAATACAGACCAAAAAGCGCTGAAGAAAAATTAGAACTTAGAACTATAGATTCAGGACCATTTAACAAAAAACTTTCAGATTTTTTTGATGATAAAAAAGAAGATTGGGAAAAATCAGGAAAACACGAATATATTTTGACAAGTGACGAAGTTGAAGATATCAGTCCTGCAGAAATTAAGAAGACATTTGCTTCGAATGAAACGGGAGAATTACCATTCAAATTTTGATTTATTGAAAAACTTTACTATATTAAAGGTTGTGGAGACACAACCTTTTTTATTTTATTTGACAACGTAATTATGATTTTCTATCTTTTTAACACTAACTTAAATTAATTTTTTTATGAGTTCATTAGACGCAGTTTTAGCACAGTATGAAAAAGCTCAACAATCCAATGGTGGAGGACAGGGCAAAATGTCTCAAGACGAGAGAATGAAGAAATACTTCGCTCTTATCTTGGACGACAAATCAAATTCAGGAACCCGTCGGGTTCGTATTCTACCTACACGTGATGGTAGCTCGCCTTTTGTAGAGGCTTGGTACCATGAAATTCAAGTAGGTGGTAAATGGCAGAAATTTTATGACCCAGGAAAGAACGACAATGAGCGTTCTCCTTTGAATGAAGTTTATGAAGAGTTGATGTCTACGGGCAAAGACTCAGATAAAGAATTGGCAAAACAATACAAGTCACGGAAGTTTTACATCGTTAAGGTTATTGACCGAGACCGTGAAGAAGATGGCGTTAAGTTTTGGAGATTCAAACATAACTACAAGAATGAAGGAATTCTTGACAAGATTATCCCTATTTGGAGAAACAAAGGTGATATCACAGACCCTGATAAAGGTCGTGACCTTATCATTGAGTTGACTAAACAAAAAACTCCAAAGGGCGCTGCATACACTACAGTATCAACAATTATGTATGACGACCCTACAGCAATTCATGAGGACAAAGAAACTATGAATAGTTGGATAAACGATGAGCTGACTTGGCAAGACGTTTATTCTAAAAAACCTGTAGAATACCTTGAAGCGATTGCTCGTGGAGAAGAACCACGTTGGGATTCCGAAAAAGGTGGATATGTTTATGGAAACGATTTGGAGTCGACTGAAACCTACGGAGGTTCAAGTAACTCGAGTTCAAATTCGTACACTGACCCTCAGGCGGATGCAACTCCTGATGAGGACCTACCATTTTAATTTAAGTTAGTTGGGTGGGGGAAACCCCACCCTTTAATTTTTATCTTATGACAAAAGAAACAAGACAAAAAACAATCGATAGTCTCAAAAAAAAGTACGAGGCTCAAATCCTGGAAGCCGAGGCAACTCTAATGATTTATTTAGAAAACGCAGCAGGAATCGGAGAACACCCACAAATGTTAGAGGAAATGGATAACATGGTCGACAAACTAGCGAGTGCGAGTGACAAACTCCAAGTGTTAACAGAATTTTGGAAATACAATGGCAATAAAGAAAACAACTGATTTTTCTTCATTTAAGAAGAAATATTCAACATCGGCAAAATACAAACCCCAACGTTTCTTTGACTTGGGTTCTGACTTCCTCGACGCAGTAGGATTACCTGGACCCGCTATCGGACATATCAATATGTTTTTGGGACACTCAGACACTGGTAAGACAACTGCTTTAGTTAAGACGGCGGTCGATGCTCAGAAGAAAGAAATTCTTCCTGTGTTCATAATCACAGAACAAAAGTGGAGTTTCGAACACGCTAAACTTATGGGATTTCAATGTCAAGAAGTGGTTGACGAGGAAACAGGTGAAATCGATTGGGATGGATTTTTTATCTTCAACAACAATTTCGACTACATTGAGCAAATAACCGATTACATCAACGAACTCCTTGATGCCCAAGAGAAGGGTGAGTTGGATTACAGTTTGTGTTTCCTGTGGGATTCTGTGGGGTCTATTCCCTCAAAAATGACCTATGATGGTAAGGGTGGAAAACAACACAACGCGGCGACACTATCCGACAAAATTGGTATGGGTATTAACCAAAGAATTTCAGGTTCACGTAAAGCGGATTCTAAATTCGAAAACACTTTGGTAATTGTTAACCAACCTTGGGTAGAACTCCCTGATAATCCTTTTGGACAACCTAAAATCAAAGCTAAAGGTGGAGAATCTGTTTGGTTGAACTCTTCACTTGTATTTCTATTTGGAAACCAAAAGGGTGCGGGTACTACAAAAATTACTGCAACTAAAGATAAAAGAACGGTAAAGTTTGCCACTCGTACTAAGGTTTCTGTAATGAAAAACCACATCAATGGTTTGGGTTATGAAGATGGTAGAATTATTGTCACTCCACACGGGTTTTTGGCCGGTAAAGATACCACTGAAGAAAAAGCATCAATCGAGGCTTATAAAAAAGACCACTCCGATTATTGGAAGGAAATTATCGGGACTGAGGGCGATTTCACATTGACGGACGAAAAAGAAGAAAATTAATATTTTCTTTGTGAAAACTTTATTAGTCGATGGAGATAATCTATTCAAAATCGGATTCCACGGAGTCCGAGAACTGTTTGTTGAGGGTAACCACATTGGGGGAGTCTTTCACTTCCTCAATACCCTCAGAAAACAATTGGTTGATAACGAGTACGATAAAGTCATCGTATTTTGGGATGGAAAACAGAACTCCAAAATTAGACGTGAACTATATCCTAACTACAAGTTAAACCGAAAAAATGATATGACTGAGGAAAAACTCGAGTCATATTACACACAAAAAGACAGGGTAAAACAATATCTTGAGGAGTGTTTCGTGAGACAGGTTGAGGTAGAACAAAATGAATCTGACGATTTGATTGCATTCTATTGTCAAATAGCATCTGACGAAGAAAAAGTTATCTTTTCCTCTGACAAAGATTTGTTGCAGTTAATAGATGAATCAACCAGTCTTTATTCACCTCTTCAAAAGTACACTTACAAAAATGGTGACAAAGTGAAATTTGGTGATTATTACATACCTCACCAAAATATTCTCACTGTCAAAATATTGATGGGAGACAAAAGTGATAATATCCAAGGAATCGAAAGATTGGGTGAAAAAACTTTTGTAAAAATTTTCCCCGAGGTACTTGAAACATCACTTTTCGTTGATGATATTTTAACAAAAACAAAACAACTCTTAGACGAAAAA